TGCACCTCTTGCGTTTCTTCCTGCGGCTGCTGAGTCGGTTCTTCACCTTCATCGGCCATCATTCCGAGAATCGCATTGGCTGCACTGTTTACATCAAGCGGGCCACTTCCGTTTGGATTGGTGTCCATATTACCCCTAGAGTATTTTCCAACGCTTTGACTTCATCTCAGTCGTGGCTGCAATAGCCTCAAAATGACTGATGATGGCATCAATTGCACGAATCATTCTATAAAAACTTTCTCTTTTGTCAATATCTGACTCATGAGTGTTTAGTAAAGCCTCAGTATATATAGACTTTAACTTGTTTAGTTCACCGCGAAACTCATCGTCTCGCATTAGGTTAGCAGCGCGTTCTGGCGTCATCCGGGTATCTCAACATTCGCAGAAATGCCTGCTCCAATCTTGGCAGCTTTCAACTGAGCCTCAACCTGAAACTCTTGCTGTTTCAATTGGAGTTCAGCCGCAGCTTTTTCTCTGGCTAGTTGAATATCAGCCTGAGCCTTGAGTCTTTGAGTCTCAATCGCCGCCATTGCCTTCTGCTGCTCGATCTGAATCTGAGCCTGAGCCTGCGCCATCATCGCATCCAACGCAGGGTTGCCCTGTTGCTGTTGCGGAGGCTGTGCAAGCTGCTGATCGACTTCAGGCGTGATCTCTTTGAAAAACTCGGTCGAGTCTTTGAACCCTGCCGCCTCGATAAATCTACCCAGCGTCGCACGATACTGACCGACAGACACCAGCGGATTGGCAGGGCCATAACCCTGAAGGATCTGCTCCTGTTTCGCCAGAACCATCTGAAGCATAGCCATCTGCTCTTGCTTCGTACCCGTTCCAAGACCGACAGAGATGGTTACATCGTACTGATTAGCCCACTCTCGCGGATCTATCGGCACAAACTTGCCGCGCATACGAATCAAACGCGGTTGGTCTTGATACTTGCAGAGTAAATGCAGAATGCCCTTAAACAGGCTTTTTACACCCGTCTCAGCGAACAATCGAGCAATCAGCTCTAGCTTGCCCTGTGCAGCGCCCATGGTAGCCGCTACAGCCGCAGCAGTGACGTTTTGCAGGACGTTAGGGTCTAACCCCTGCTGAGCGTCTGAAACGCCTGTACGCTTCTGCTGGACGTTATCAAAGTACCCCAGCATCGGGAATGCACTGTCAGCGATATTCGGCACAACCATCGGCGTTATCGCACCGGCAGACTTCATGCGGACAACACCACCAGGCGTGACGTTTAGAAGGTCATCCAGATTAACTTGACCCTCAATCGCACCAACCCGAGCATTGTTCGACAGATACAAGTTATCAAGAGCCTGCCTGACAAGAGTGGACTTAATCAGTTGCAAGTCCATCGTCCGATCAGCCATAGACTGACCAAAGAACTTGTGCGGGATCGGGAACGGGCAGATTACATGAAACGGCACATAATCAACCGGAATGTTGGCTTTTGTACCATCAGCCCGAGTGAGAATCTGCTGATTGCTGTAGTAAATCTGACGAAGTTCTGCAAGGCCGTCATCGTCTGAGTCTACGTAGATATAACACTCGTAAACCTCGACTTCCTGCATGGACTCGTCGAGACTTTCCTGCTCGAACGGTTCTTCACCCGGCGAGTATCGAGCGATACGCTCTTCGGTAAAGTCCAGCGAATTAAACTGCGGCAGGCTATAAACCTCGTCCTTGTCGAAACCCATCTGGACGAGTTCGGTTCTCGGCACGAGACTACGATGCGCACAAAAAGGCATCTTCTCCTGACCGAATACCGCTTTTTTGCTAACGATAAACTCCTCTGGCGGTACGCACTCAATCGCAACACGCCCAGACTTGTCTTTCTTTCTGACGGTAACAGTTGACGTTGTTGACATCATCGGCTGACCGTCAAGACCCATCATTACATTGCCATCAGGCCCGAGCATTTCTTCCTGCTCGATACTCTGCCCGACAATCTCTCGCGTACCATCTGACAGCAATAAAGCTAGTTCAGCATCGGTAAGGTTCCGATACTCTTCTTCTGTAACGTCGATACGCTCATCCCAGTAGGCTTTAACCGTACCAGTTTTAGCCGTGAGAGCGTCCCAGAACCATTGATGCAGAATCGCAAAGCCTGGGTTGTCTTTGTAAAACACCCAGTTACAGTAATCGGTAGCTTGTTTAGCGGTTTCTTCGTCACCAGGCCCGACAGGTTCAAACCGAACGATATCGTCGCTTGCAGTGAAAACCCGCATCAACTGAGGCAAAGCACCGTCTACGGCCTCTGCAACCTCACCCGTTACGATCTGGCTGCGCCCCTCTACTTCATTGCCATATGGGTTACGCAGGTAGTAATTCAGGGCTTCAGCACGCTGGGCGGTTGTTTCGCTGTCCAGCATGCCAATGGCGTCATCAATCTCTGCACTCAGGATTGATGCAAGGCGTCCTTCATCCATTTTTCTGCTCGCTTGGTGTAGGGGCGCTTCTCTTCCTTTTCGGTGAGTAGCTGCCGGAGTTCGTTGATTTGCTGGCGCAGTTCTGCAATATCACGATCATAATCTCGCCGCAAAACGATATTGCCCTGTGGGACTAGCATTAGACCACCCAACGTGTGTTAACAGGCAAGGGTTTGCCCCAGTTGTCATTATTCATCATCTCTAGCGATTGAGCAAGGTATCGAAAAGCGTCAGCCGCGTGAGAATGCTCATCGTGCAAAGGCGCACCAGCTTCCTGCGTAATCTGATTTATCTGCCGCCTATAGCGTTTTAGGTGATTCACCAACTCTGTACACCTGTCAGCATCGAAATAAGTGCGGGGAAATATCATCCTGGCTAACCTTATCCCCTCTTCTGGGTTGCCTCTGGCTAATACTTGGACGTTTCTGCCGAGCGTCTGTAGCAGTTCCTGAGTGGACTTACCAGACTTAAAGTCTCGGTGAGCACCGTCGTGCGGTATGTAATCTGTGCCCCAGTTCCACTTTCTCTCTTGTAACTGCATGACGTAGCTGTCAATCGTTCTGTGAGAGTCTTCTATGTAATCGATCACCCGGACTTCTGACGCAACCCTCTGCACGCAGATAATCGACATGGAGTCGTTCCAACCCAAGTCCCAGACCGTATGAACTTTAAGCTGCGGATCGTATGGCACAGCACGAATCCGGCCCTCTCTCTGGGTGGCCTCAATCTCATTAGCGTAGATAGCGCCCTCGACAGCAGGTCGGCACTTACCCTCCCATGTCGTGAGATAGCCAACAGGGTCACGGTCTAACCACTGTCTGCGCTCTTTATCGAGTTCAGGCGGAAACCACGGGTTATCCTGCCAGTTCATCTGAATTACGATTGACTCTTCTGGCGGTCTAACAACAAACCGGCTGAAGGTTTCGTCTGTATCAAGTTCAGGGTTAAACGTCACCCAGATCTCTGAACCTGGCTTTCTGATCGTAGGTATCAGTACGTCCCAACTCTTTTTTGTAACGACCTGAGCCTCTTCTACCCAGCAGATGTCTGTGCCTTCGTAAGACTTGAGGTTGGCAACACCCTGCTGACGTATGCCTGCAAAGGTAAACTCTGTGCCGTTTGTGCCGAGAATCTTGTTCTCTTGGATGGTATAGAACTGATCTAAGCCTAGAGACTCGATCTGGTCTTTTAATAGTCTGTGAACAGACTCTTGAATAGACTTCTGCGTTTCTCTTGCACAGAGAACCCGGATAGGCTTTGTCGCACCAATAGAGACTAGCGCCCTTGCCACCGACCAACTCTTAGCACTGCCTCGACCACCGTGAATGACCTTGTACCGCTTCGGCTGGAAAAGAGGCAGCAGCTTCTGCGGTATCTCAATTCTCGTTTTGGATACCGACAATCTCTAGCACCGTTTGAATAGGGCCACCGTTCGACCCTGTTACCTGTGTTTCAACAGGAATCAGCCTTGCAGCGAGTTTATAGAACTCGGTAAGGTGCTTTGGGTCTTCTTGCGCCCACTGCACCATGCGTTGAGTTCCGCCCAACTGCTCGAAGGCCTCAGCGATAGCCTGCTTCATGCTGGCGTTGACCTTGTTTGGACTGCCTTTAGGCCTGCCAAGACCTGCTCTCGTTAACCTTTTCTTATGTTCTATTTTACTTTCCACAATGCCTGACTCCTGTCGGTTGGTCAGTAATTACTTACATCGGTTTTGTATCAGCCTTGCAACATACGGATCTTTTTTTTGGTCTTTTGTTGGCGCAAACAGCGCCCTACTCCTGTTATCCGTATTGTCAGGCTCGCATAGATAATACATTGCTAGACTGTTTCTTGTAACCCCCTGAGGGCAATCTATCGGTTCTGGTAACCCGTGCCAGCTACCTCTAGTATCGAATACCACCGCCCGGTTATAGAGTGGAGCGATTGACTTAATTAGCGTATCTGGGTTGCTGTACAGACCTAGATGACCACCCCAATCCTCTTGCCAGTTTGGAGTGAGGTAGACGATAAGGTTCAGCCGCCTCTGTAACGGCAGCTTAGGGTGTATGTTGTAGTCTAGGTGGACGTTGAGCTTCCCACCCCTGCCATGCTGGTGTAGACCGCCACCATGTAGACCTATATCTGGGATGAGGTTGCATTCTGTCAGCGACTCCAGCATGTAAAGCATTGCTGAACTGCTGAAGTAGGTAAATGTTTTGTACGTCTCTTTGCCAAACCTGTCGTAGTGGTTGCAGGTCTGCTTTATCTCTAGCGGGTTGTCGTAGCGGAACCAGCACTTATCATCTTGCGCTGGAAACTCTCTTGCTACAGGATCTGGGTCTATCAAGAAATCGTCGATAATCGCATGCCAATATGGTTTGGTTTCGACGTATATTTTCATTGTCTACTTCTTGTCATTTGGTTGACATTTGTGCAGTCGTGTAGTACCATGAGATACCAAAGGAGTCATCATGCAAGTCACAATAGCGGAAGTAGAAAACAGCAT